TTTTCAAATGGCAATTTTTACAAAAACAAACGGCACGAATCAACCAGTATTCAACATGGATACAGCCAATGGCAACATTGGCGGAACAGCTAATATTGCTGCAACTGGTTCAGTTAACTTCCAAGGTCCTAAGCTGGATTTCTTCAGCTTGGTGGCCAATGGTGCGTTGACAACATCGGCAAACGTGAATGGCTACATCAACAATGTGTTGCAAGCTATTCAGACCAAGGGTACAGTGGCCATGTACCAAGTTAGCCCAGCAGCACCAACAGTGTTGAACTTGGCTATCTATCCAACAGGCGCATACACTGCTGCTACATTGTTGACCACTGCTAATACCAGTGCCACAGTGGCATCCGGTGGTCAGAACTTGGAATTGAGTTCAGCGGCTGGCAACGCAGTATTCACTACTGCTGCTACCAACTTTGCTCCTGTCTAATACTAGATAGCAGTAAAAAATCAAGGCCCTGGTTTATTTCCGGGGCTTTTTTTTGGCCGTAAATACCTTATGGCATATAGTATTTGTGTATTAACTGATTTTGATTGTAGACCCACCGGTGTCACTGGACATTTTCGAACAAACGTCTTGCCGTTTGTGGACCGAGCCAATCAATCAATAACCAATTTTGATTCCTGGAACAGCAGTAGAAATCAACAACGCAACTGGGAAACCATATTGCAATTGATAGGACTGTACACACAACCTCAGCACATATCTAACATACGAATGCAAAACGGTCGTTGGGAATTTGAGTTTGAAACAGAGTTTGATGATGTGTTCAGACTCAATGATGATCCGGTGGGCTTGCTCAAACAGGCATGCCGCGGAGTTCCTATCATCAACTATGTCCAACAACAACTGACCGCACTGTTACAACCAGACGTGAACATTTGGTTCTATCCAAAAGGCCATAAATAATTCATGGACACAACAGAAATTGAAAAGAAGAGCCTGGAAGCGCATGTAGAGCTCTGCGCCGAACGTTATCGCCATCTAGAACTACAACTAGATTCTGCCAATTCTGCTATCAGTCGACTAAAAGAAATGACAGAAGAAGTGCATGCAATGATGCATAAAATTGTGGACAATCGAAACAATCAGTTGATAAACTGGGGACTTGGATCCATTGGATTCTTGTTGGCCACCGTTGGCTGGTTGTTATCAAACTACGTATTCAAATGAAAGCCAGCCGCAAATTGGCCGCCCTGGCCGAAAGAGAACTGCCTCATCTGCTGGAAAATGTCATTGTGGAAGACGGGGAAAAATACCGTGCTTTTGGCAAATACACAATACAGCCCAGAGATCAAGGATTTGACGTTTCCATAAGAGACGATGCTGTGGGCAAATTTAGCACCACTAAATCTGCCCTTGCCTGGTGCATAGCCGACAGATTAAACTATTTTAATCTTGCTAGACAAATACAAGAGCTAGATCAATCACTCACACGATTGCGCAATGATATTTACATCCGTAAAAACATTGCAGATCGTATGTCGGGAACTGCCTGGGAAACTATAATAACCAAAGTATCCTACCGACAAGACCAAAGTCAACTGCTGGAACAAGAGTTGACAAAATGTATAAATTTGGCTAAATACTGGCAACTACGAGGAAACTCAAATGAAACTAAACGAACTGGCCGTAACACGCCCCACACAACAAATCGCTAAAGTATTCGAGAGTCATTTTGATCAACAAGTTCAATTCGACTCAATGAATCGCGATCAACTGCACAACATGTATCGCAAGGTACGTGGGGTATTATCTGAACACAGAAGCGGTCCTGCACGTCACTCCAGTGAGCGTGACCCTGCTTACCTGAAGTTGATGATGATGGAACAAGCACTTGCAGAACAAATCTACGAAGATGAAATGGCCGCTGCCCCTGCGCCAGGAGTAAATCCTCAACAGGCTGCTGCCATGGCTGTGAAGCAAAAGATGGACCAGAAAACACAGATACAAAAAGAACTTGAAGATCTGAAAAAACAAGTGACCGACAAGCAGAACGAACTTACCAGTCTCAGCAGCACTACCTCGGTACAAGAACATCGTCGTCGTGCTCAAACTTATGGATACTATCTCAGCGAAAGCGAAGTTCAGCAAGCCCAAGTGGTACTGGCTGCACAAGACATGGTTGACAAAATGCAAGGCATGATTGAAGACACCACTGAGATGCAATTTAAAGAATTACCAGCCTTGGTTGATTCAATTAAAAATCAAATTGGTGTGGATCAAGCAGCACAGTTCAACAATGATGCACAAGCAGCATTGACCGGACTGGTTCAGAATCTGCAAGGCAGCAAACAACAGCTGGAACAGGCTCTTGGTGTGGTAACTGGTCAAGGACCTGTTGAAATGCCCGGCGCCGAAATGGCTCCTCCTCCACCAGCTGGCGAAGAACAAATTGACGTGAGCATGACTGAACCCTCTCCTGAACAAGAACTAGATGCAGCAGCCGTTGGCCCTGCAGCATCTCTGGGACGAGAGCGCAGATAATGCGAATTGACGAAGTAGCTGTAGACAACACCGCAGACAAATTATTGGCCTTGGCCCAATTTGCTGTGGGCCGTGCCACAGATACTTCAGCAAAATTACAGATGCCTGTTCAGGCATTTATCAATCGTGCTAGAAATATTGGGATTGACATCACTCCCGACACTTTGCAAAGCCTAGTGGGCCAACCGCCCTTGAGTGGAATAATAGAACCTATGTCGCCAGATGCTACTGAGTTGATATTCAAAGGTGGCGAACAACCTGGTCCTACCGCTATGCCGGTGAATCAAGCACAAAACATTGTGGCACAGGCTGCCAAATCAGCCATGAACAAAGACCGTAATCTCGGTTGATTCAAACTGGTTGACTAGTCAGCCTGTTGGTAGTATACTCAACAAAAGGAACCAGTATGGCTTATTCAAATCAAGTAATCGATCACTACGAAAACCCTCGCAACGTGGGCAGCTTTGAAAAAGGCGACGACTCTGTAGGTACCGGAATGGTAGGAGCACCTGCCTGCGGTGACGTGATGAAGTTGCAAATCAAGGTAGACCAAGTAACTGGATTAATCACAGATGCAAAGTTCAAAACATACGGATGTGGCTCTGCTATTGCATCAAGTTCGTTGATTACAGAAATGGTCAAGGGCATGACGCTTGACGCTGCGTCGGCAATCAAGAATTCAGATATTGCTCAAGAACTTGCTCTGCCCCCGGTCAAAATCCATTGCAGCATCCTGGCCGAAGATGCCATCAAGGCCGCTGTAGAAGATTACCGTAGCAAACATGATCTCGTTCACTGATACTGCCCGAAACAAGATCAAACGATTGTTAGAAAAACGCGGTGGAGTAGGCATACGTCTAGCAGTAAAAACCACTGGTTGTTCGGGACTAGCCTATGTGCTAGAGTATGTTGATACCTACACTGGTGATGACGCTACCATAAATTATGCCCAGCCTGATTTTTCTGTACTGGTAGATAAAAAACATGAAGTGTACCTTGATGGCATGAATGTAGATTATGTTCGCCAGGGCCTCAATGAAGGTTTTGAATTTAGAAACCCCAACGAACGCGACCGATGTGGTTGCGGAGAAAGTTTTAGAGTCTAAATGATAGTCAACAGATACAACTACACACCCATCAATAGAGAAACAATAGACGGCAAACGACACTACTGCCTGCCCGACGGCAGCAAGGTGCCCAGCGTGACCACAATCCTGGATCGAACCAAGAGTGAAGAAAAGCGTCAGGTCTTGGCCAACTGGCGCCGGCGGGTGGGCGAACAAAAAGCACAAGAAATTACCACCGAAGCAGCCAACCGTGGCACTCGAATGCATGCCTACCTTGAGCACTACATGTTGAATGACGACATGAAGCCCTTGCCCGGCAATCCTTTTGCACATCCTAGCTGGTTCATGGCCGCAGAAGTTATCCTGCAAGGCCTGTGTCATGTGAATGAATTTTGGGGTGCAGAAGTTCCTGTTTATTATAGTGGGTTATATGCTGGAACCACAGACTGTTTGGGTGTGTGGAAAAATCGACCAGCTATCATGGATTTCAAACAGACCAACAAACCCAAAAAACGTGAATGGATTGATGATTATTTTGTGCAACTGGCAGCGTATGCAGCAGCACACAACGAAACACACGGTACAACCATTGACTGCGGTGTTATTTTAATGGCTCAACAGCCCGACGTGCTGGCTGACGGTAGCCTGGGCAAGCCCATATACACTGAGTACGTGATTGAGGGAGACGAGTTTGCATACTGGACCAATGAGTGGATGAAGCGAGTTGAGCTGTATTACGCCACACGCTAAATACAGCACAGAATCAGGATTCATATGGCAATTGTACAAGTTAGTCGCATCACAAACCGTAAAGGTCTAGCAGAAAATCTGCCGCAATTGGCCGGTGCAGAATTGGGCTGGGCCATTGACGAACGCAAATTATACATCGGCAATGGCACCCTTCAAGATGGTGCTCCAGTTGTTGGCAATACCGAAGTTCTCACAGAGTTCTCAGATTTGCTATTGGTAAATGGAGCATACACCTATCAAGGTACTGCTGCCGGATACACTGTGCAAACTGGTGCCACATCGGGCAGTCCAGTTAGTTTAAGTTTGCAAAACTGGTTGGATCAATTTGCCAGCGTCCTGGACTTTGGTGCAGTAGGCGATGGTATCACAGACGATACTGAAGCAATCAATCGTGCATTGTATCAGTTGTTCTGTAGAGAAATCAATCCACAAATCCGCCGTTCGTTGTTCTTCCCAGCCGGCGTTTACTTGATCACTGAATCAATTGTGATTCCACCTTATGCCAGACTCTACGGCGAAGGTGCAAACTCTAGTGTTATCACGTTAGACACGTCAAGCCCCACCAGTACCTTGAGTGAATACGTGGCCAGATTTGGCGACAGCCTGCAACAGATAGGTGTGAATATTGGAAACAATGGTGCTACGGCACCTACCAATATTGAAATTGCGTCTCTAGGATTCCGTTCGTTGGAAACCACAGATGTTTTCCTGGTCCAGGATGCTAGTTTTTGCACATTCACCGACGTTGGTTTCAGCGGACCCCTGGTGCAGGCCGATCTGACCACAGATGCCGACGACATGGCGTGTGTGAGATTTGATTCAACCCTAAGTTTGATCTGCAACAACATCACGTTCCGTAGATGCAGTTTTACAGGTACCACATGGGCATTCAACACTGCCAATGAGACGCAAGGATGCGTGGTAACTGAAAGTCGATTTGACACATTGTTTCAAGGTGTGTTGTTGGGCGACCCTGCTCCGGTGAATGGCGGTCCCACAGGATTCCGCATCCTGGGCAACAGCTTTGATAATGTCTATGCTGAAGGTATCAAGATTGCTGCCAATACTGGACTCAATGCGTCAGGATACAATGTGTTCTATGACGTTGGTAATCATTTCAACGGAACCACAAGTCCAGCCACATCGGTAATCAACTTTCTGGGTGAACAAAATGTCAGCATAGGTGACATGTTTGAACGCACTGCTGTTTATGCCACCACCTATCCACGAATCAACATAAATGACGGAGTTAATCTTGCGTATGAAAGTGCTGACCAAATCAAACAAGGTACCTATGTAAGAGAAACAGGACAAGCACTGACCTTGGTCAACAACACTGCTGGTCAAGTTATAACCACATTTGATGCTACCAAAGTTCGTGCAGTGCAAATCAATTATACCATTGTGAGAACAGTTGACATTCAAACCGGAGTGTATTTTATTGTGGCAGGCACCACTAGCTCGGGCACAGGATTAACTGGACAAGATACCAGTGTAAACAATGGCACAGGTCCGGGCGTGACATTTGCTGTGAGCGAAACAGCCAGTGTGGTATCCTGGACTGCATCCACCACCAATACCGGTAATGCCGGTACTATTCAATATTCAATAACACACCTGGCATAAAAAGCGATGTGGCTACCCACTTTTGCTCAACGGCTTGACAGTTGGTTACAACTCCGAGCTCAAGCCGCACAGGTTGATTCTGAATCAGCCCTGCACCTGATCAACGCCTGGTGGTTTTGTACTCCGTGGCGTGCTTACCATTTGCACTGGGATGATCAGCCCACTTGGCCAGATCCCTGGCAACTATTGAGCGACAACATGTACTGCGGTCTTGCTCGCGGGCTAGGAATCATGTATACTATAGCTATGCTGAACCACTCGGA